TGCTGATTCTTCTTTACTGATTAATGATTCCATTGCTTTCAGGAAGTTAGTAGCCTCTGCGGTGATAGATACCAATATGTCGCTTAATCCTGATTCACCTATCGCTGCAAATAGCTGTCCGAATGCATCGCCTAAGTTAGAGAATGATCCACCCAGAGTACTCATCTGTTTTTCTGAAGCACCGGCAAACTGAACATCGCCTATAGACTTTAGATATCCAACTATCTCTTCGCTTGTGTTTCCGACAGTCGTGCTTATGCCTTGAAACGTAAACTTAACAACATCGCCTTGCTTGCTTGCCATTATGCCGAATGACTTTAATGATTCAAATTCTCCAACAGTTGCCTTTGCTACTGTCTCAGAAAAATGCAGAATACTATCGCCCATCGCAGATGCAGTATTGCCGAATGATTTTAATAATGGTTGAGTAGGCTCTATGCCTAACGACTTCAAGCGTATAAATGCAGTGGTTATTTCTTCGACCGAGTATGGCGTATCGGTAGCGAATTGTTTAATCATGTCGAAAGACTTTGCAGCTTCTTCCGCTGAACCAGTAACTGTAGTCAATGACGCTTGCAGTTTCTCGAAACTGACAATAGTTCCGACAATTTGTTTTGCAGTCTGAATACCTATATACCCAGCGATGAATCCACCTAGTTTGCCGAACTGAGCGCCTATTGCAGAGACTTTTGTTTCTGTTGTTTTGCTGAATCCTTGTAATTGCTTTTCTGCAGACGATAGCCCTGACTTGAGAGATGCAATATCTGCATCAATCTTGATTAATAGGGTATCTATTGTGGTCGTTGCCATTAGTCCGGATATAACTCCATCAACTCATTAAGTTCATTCTTCGTCAACGGCTTGGATTTATTATTGCCATTGAACTCAATAAATCCATCTATCGCATACATCAACTCTTTTAATGACATATTCCAGAACTGGTCTGGTTGTATGCCAATAATACCAATAGCGATACTGATATATCTATCCCACGGAATTGACGCTATTGACTCTCCGTGGGTAGACCGTTTCCCGAATCACCAGTGTCCAAGGCGATCGTCAACAACTCGCCAGCTACCTTCATGCTATCAATCAATCCAGTCTGCCAGATTAATTTATTAACTTCTGCAGTGCTAAGATTATTACCACCGCTACGGATGGCAGTAGTAAGGATTGCACTTATCTCAGTAGTTGTTAATTCACCCTGCGATAGTCGTTGCGCAATCTTTATTACTGAACATCCCGTAGCGTTTTCAATCTTTGCAATACCATCAAGACTCAGTTTCACCTGATACTGATTTCCTGCTAGACTTATTTTTGTTTCCCCTCGATGCGGATTCATCTGATTCCCTCGTTTCTATTAAAAGTGTCTCGTTGCGATTTGCAACATTGAGAATATTAAGACAAAGATAGTCCACTCCATCAATCTTAATTGACGGAGTAGACTTCTCGATATCTTCGTTAAATGGCAACTCGATTAAATTACCGTCAACCTGACAGGTAATATCAGCACCATTTATTGTCACAACCTTAGTTTCCCAAGTCATGTCTTATACTGCTGCGAATGTAATCACACCGGCAGATTCAAACGATACGGTATAAGTAACCTCACCGTTATAATCGCCAGCATATTCAAGGCTTGTAATAGCGAACGCACCAGTGAAAGTCCCGAAGTCAGGAACTAGAAACTGATAATTTTTGTGAGTTGCTGCGTTGAAGTTACTCTGTAGTGTTGTTTCTGATGCTGAGTCAGTAAACACGCCCGAACCAGATATGCCCACAGTGACCATGCCAGCTTGTGCAAGTAACTGTCTATATTTGCCAGTGCTGTCCTTACTGGACACGTCAACAGTTTCTTCGTTTAAAGCGATAGAGTTGCTGCGTAAACCACCAAGAGTTGTAAAAACTTCAGGACTTGCACCGTTCCCAAGTTTCATTAATATTGCCGAACCTTTCTGTGCTGCCATAATATAATCTCCTTAGTTGCTATCAAAAACTACAGCACGAAACCTTATAATTCCGTGTCGAGTTATACCATCGTTATCCACTGTCACCGTATTAAACTCCTGCCTAATATGCGTCAGTGAAGCACCTGTTACAATCATAGCATAGTCATTCAGTAGCGTGTACACCCGTTCGATAATTGCAGTGGCTTCTTTTACGCCTCTATACCTACTCCACACATGAATATTAATAACATACTGAACGCCATCTATCGTCTTAGTTCCATAATTAATATCGCTATCATCGCCTAATGATATATATGGATATGTAGTGGACTCAGGCACGTCATCATAGACTGCTGTTATTAATGCCATCAACGTAGCATCGCCCGTCAGTCTGGTATAGATCGCGTTTCTTATTGCTTGCGAATATAGTGCCATATTATTTTTTATATCTAAATTGTTTAGCTTTATTTAATATCTTAGTGCGTGACTTTTCCAGTGCCGGTTGCATGAATGGTCGCGCTGCCATTTTAACAGTACCGAATTCAAGATCAGCAGCGTATCCAGTCGAGGCAGATACCTCGCCACCGAATACATTCTGGTTCGGAATCAATACTATATAATTTATAGAATTAACAAGCGTTCCTCCATCGATAGCGGGAGGATTACCGGCAGATGATGCTGTGTGTGTTTTGTTTTTACGCTTGTATGTTTTTCCAGTCTTAGATGTATATGTTTTCTTGCCACGCTTGTATGTTTTTCCAGTCTTAGGGGTACGCTGGATTCCTAGTAATGCCTGATTCCTGACCTCATTGACTGCATACGATATTATTATTTTATAATAGTCTGATACCTGTGATTCTAATTTATCCATAACATTATTTATTGCCTTGTTGCTTGTTAGGCTGACAGAGACGCTCATCAGACTGCAACTCCGCGTATTGCTGTTATTATTAGATACTTGTCCCTGTTATCTTCGTTAATAATTTCTTTAATGTTATAAAAATTACTAGCGTAACTTATGCGCATCGCTTGAGTTATCGTTGATAAGTATCTAATAGTAAAAGTAGCTGTAGTTTCTGGCTGTATCTGCATAGTGTTAAAAGATTCTGAACCAGATGTTTCAGATACAGAAGCCCATACAGTAGTCACGGTAGACCATGTGACTACAGCACCGCCCATGCTATCCAGCGTCCTAGACTGCTGCTGGAATACAATCCTTTCCCGCATATTTCCTATCTTGCTAGGCATTTAATATTTGCGATCCAGTTGCATTATTAGAAAATGGATTATTATTAAAAGTTAATACTCTGTATGGCTGATAAAGCTGTTTAGCGATAACAGGTATATCCCTAGTAAGTGAATCATCGCCTCTATTCTCATACATATATGATATGTGTTCTCTTATTCCAGTCCGTAATGCTTCAGGAACGTCTGTAGCACTAGCACCGTATCCAGCGACATAGGTAATCTTTACCGCATTCGCTACTCGTAAAGATGTTGGAAACGTCTGCCCTTTTCGCAATACTACTTTTGCAGGTTGAGATACTGAATCAACATAATAAACAGATGAAGAAAATAATGTACCATTATCACTATCATCGTAAGTATATATAGACGTAACGCTTGATAGTGGCGGTCTAGGTAATTGCATATAAGGTTTACGATAGGTTAAATCTGCACCAGTCTTTATCCCTTCCCATAACCTAGTTTCTATTTCTGCAAAGCCATCAAGATAAAATTCATACGTCTGATTTATTAATGCTCTGCCGGTATATTCCTCACAGAATATTCTTGCTGTTTTTATCAAGTTATCAATCAGCGTATCTTCGGTAGATGTATCAATACGCAGGAACGTCTTAGCCTCTGCCGTAGTAATAGGCTCGGTTGCCGGTGCTGTTATTAGTTTTAGCCCTGACATATTATTTATTCTCTAATTCTGTTATTCGCGCTGCCTGTGATTCGGTTATAGTTTTTAAGTCTTTAATGGCTGATACGAGCAAAGGTATTAAGTCCGTATAACGTAAATTTAACAAAGGCATTTCTGTTTTTATATCAATTAGTGAATCAACTGCTTCAGGCAATACTTTTTCTACGTCTTGGGCAATAAGAAAACTTCTTCTTTTTTTACTATCATCAAATTTATATTTACCAATTACTGAGCGTAAACTTAATATTTTTTCAAGTCCGTTTGTAATCGGCTCAATAATATCTTTTTTAGTTTCGTCAGATAATGCAGACCAAGAAGTTGCTCCATATGTTAATCCAACGCCCGGAGTGCTGCCGCCTTGAACAATGCCAAGTGTACTTGAAGAATCAACATAAAAGTCAACGTATCTGCCTGCCGCAGCAGCAGAAGACCGTGCGGATAGGATATAAGCGGCATTTATAATGTTTAACTTAGATCCGCTGCCTAAGTCAGCGTTCGTATTTATAGTTACGCTGCCGCCTGAAGTTATACGCATCCTCTCCGTTCCAGCCGTAGACCAAGCAATCGTGTCAGCCGCAGGAAACCACTGACCTGTATCTGCTGTGCCTGTGGTGGAGACTATTGCCGGTAATGCTGCTGTACCTGCTGGAACAGTGACAATTCCAACGAATGTAGTAGCTGGAGTTACTGTTACTGCACCAGTTGAAACGCTGCCTATGCCTATCGTTCCAGTACCTTTAGCATTCACAGTCAGATTGGTATTCGAGCCTGAATCAGTAGCTACAATGGCTACAGTACCGCCTGTTGCTGCACCTGTTACTTTCAATCCTGCTACCTGTGACGCTGTAGAGGAATCAACTGTAAACGCTGGATTAGTTGCGCCTGTTAACCCAACAGTAAAAGCTGTTGCGCTTGCAGATGTTACGGTAGCACCAGTAAAACCAACTGAACCCATCGACATAATATTAGTGGATTGATTCAGGAACATAACAGATATCCACGCATCGTTTGCAGTGTTTCGCATTTTTAATGTTGTCGGACTCGTAGCAGTATCCAGCCACCACTGATATGCATACATGGTAGACGGTGCAGTTGCGCCTGATGAATTGCTTACCAGTGCGGCAAGTGCCAGATTTAAATCAGATCGGGTATTTGGAAAACCCTGATTTGCAATATTCATATCATGTTGCGACATATAATCTCCTTACGCTACGAGTTGACCAAGTCCAGAGACAGTATAGTCGAATGTTCGACTGACTACAGTACCGGCACTATTTTTAAATCTTATAACAAAGTTACTTCCAGACTTAGATACAATCTCGAAGAAGTCTCCAGTTGCTAAATTCTGCGCTGTTATCGCTACTGCCTTAGTCAGATAGAACGGTGTCGGATAAGTAACTGTGTAACCACCTGCAGCAGTGCCAGACGCGATATCCTGACCATTTATATAATTGTATGGCAGTTGTGCAACGATTGATAGTGTATCGATTGCAGGCGTTGCATTCCTGTCTGAACTCTTTAGCGTTAGTTTGAACTTGAAACCTCTACCGGTATAGTCACCACGGATAAAATCTCTGTATGCAGTCCATGTTGCACCGCCTGACGCTGGATCATCATTAGTAATAGCAAGTTGCAGGATTGCATCTGTTGCACCTGACTCCAATGAATCCCCATCAAAGTTTCCTTGCCTATCATCAAAGTTACCGGACGCATCATCAAACAGATTAACGTAGTCAACGCGCTCAATTTCTATTATCTGTGAAAGTCTTACGGTATATTTATATGATAGGTCTATCTTATTATAAAAATAATAGTACCCCTCATTGTCAACATATCCACCGCCACCATCGAATGAACCATCTGCATCATCAAAGTCACCAGTGGTATCATCAAACAATGTTGTAGTGTCTAGAACAATCTGATTATCAACTACTGCAGTATCATCCTGAACACCTAAGAACGTAGGATTTTCTGTTATTGTAGTAGCTGTTGCATATCCACCTGACTCATTCTCAAGTTTATTAATAATCGCTATAGTCTGCGCGCTTGCTTTTGATTCCAGTCCTATCTTGTCGATAGCCTTTATAAAGTACGTGCCTGTCAGTGCAGGAACTATGACCTGATTAGCAGGTCTGGACACCTTTTCCGCTATCGTCCTCGATGCTGAATAACTACCTGCTGACGTAGCAACGGAGTGCCTGATTGTGTAATGCGATAGGTCTAAATCTGGAACAGGCGTCCATGTAAGTAGCGCAACATCGCCCATTATATTAACTGAAAAGTTCGTAACATCAGAAGGTGGTGCGCTCTTTCCTACTACAGATATAGATGCAGTTGCCCAGTCGCTTATTTGACCGAATGAACCGATCGCCCTTGCACGAACATTATAAATTGTTAAATCTTCTGCATTTAGGTATTCAAAGATTTGACCATTAGAGATACCTAGATTTGTCCAGTCAGTATCTACATTCCTTTTAATCTGTACTTCATAATTATTAATAAAATAAGTTGATGTAGATAATGTAATAATTATTGCAGTTAATACTTGCTGATTATAATCACGTAATTCTTCTGTTACTGCTATGCCGGGAATATCAAGATTCTTTACTATAAATAAATTAGTATTATTTGTTGTGAAGAAACTCTCATCTGCTAAGTCGTAAGTATAAACTGCTGATGATATTTCTCGTAAAACTAAACCGACAGATATGTTTGCACTATTAATATCAAGCGACCATTGCGCTACTTGAAATATACTATTAGTGTCGAATCCTAGATTATCTTTTATAACAGTTACGCTATCACCTACCTGTAATTTAAATGCATTGTATAAATTACACCTTACGCTTAAAGATAACTGTTCCCTGCCACGATATAATGCTATGCGAGCGATGCGCTGTGCCATAGTGATTGAACTGGTCATGGACAAAGGAAAGTCCATAATATTTTCTTCGCCATCATCTTCACTTATAAATGTAGCAGATACGACTGATGGATAATCTGCTGCTATGTAGTTAGTGCTTGCAGGAGTAAATACGCCCTTTATACCATTAGCACTATCACGCTTACTATTTCTGGTCTGGATAGCTAGGTCTGATATAAAGTCATCTTGTGTAAGTGTTATTGTAGGAGTTTGATATACACCTGCCTTTACTGAGAATACTCCACCACTATAAAAGAATGTGCCGAACATACTAGACAGGATTGATTCTATATTTTTAGAATATGAATTGCCTGTAGTCAGAACTCCATGACACTCAAAAGTATTTTCTATATTACCTTGTGAATCTGTTACTGATGTATCACAAGCATTTGCGCAAGTATTGAATGCAGTTGTATCTATTTCTGATGCACTTATTCCTAGACCATACCTACTATTAGTTAAGTAATCATACAATGCTAGTGCTGGATTACATGAGTATGCTGTTAATGTTGTCCTTGTGTCATACAGTGGCTTTCCAGTTATAACTGCTGATATGTTTGGCACACCATATGGAAATGCTGTGTTATCACTTGTTAATACTGCATATATATATGATATTCCGCTTAACGTATGTTCGCTTGTCCATACACCATCCACATCAGGTGCAGCAGTCGCATCGATAAGTTCCTGCATAGCAGACTGATTATCTGTACCTAATTTATAATATAATTTTACCTTGCCAACATATTTTGCAGGAGTAAGAACATTACCAGAACCATCTATAGTAACTTCCTCGTCATTAAAGTATATTTTTTCATATGATGATATTTCATGGCAGGTTAACGCAACAATGATATGCAACTTATCAGTTATTACTTGTCCGTATACAATTACACCGGATAGTCTTGTTTTTCCGTAGACTATAATTCTGTTTGCGATTGCATCGCGTATCATTATTGTCTGCGATGTATTTACTGCCTGAGAACCTATATTACTATTACCTTGTTTCTTAGGTTTAGGCGCTAATACTTTAGCTGCTGCTGTTAATGCTAAAGTTATAGCGAATGAATAAGCGAATGCACCAGCTATTTCTGCAGCAGTAATTGTTCCTGCAGCATAACTACCAGCAGTAGATGCCACTGCAGCTATTAAAGCCGAGACTGGTTCAGCGAATACGTCTACTGGTATCAGTAATATTATAAATATTAAATACGCCATACTCGTTTTATATGTCTCGCCTCTATGAAAATTAATCCATCAGTTCCCATTGCAACATATTGTGAACCTACACAGGTAGATGCTGAGTATACATTGTTAAACTTTACTAAACCTATATCGCCAACTTGTGCCAGATTATTATTAATTCTATTGTAGTTTCTATAAATGAAATCAATCCAGTTTCTGTAACCGTAGTGGTTACATAGTTCTATTCCTGACTCTTTACTATCGTAACTATTAACTAGCAATATATTATATTTATTAAATCCGTAAATACTTCTTTCGATTGCTGAGATGAATTGACAGCAGTCTGTTTTACCCCATATAAATTTTTTATGCTTCCATTCAATTATAGTCTTGTTAAATCTTACAGACCAGTCGTTGAGCCTTTGCATTAATCACGTTCTGATCTAAATCTAGACTGCACATCATCATCATTAACTATAGCCTGTCCGATTCCTGTAACTGGTTTATCGCCTGTAGTACCGCCTGTGCCACTGGTAGAAACATATGCATCAATAGAACCACCAGAACCCCATATTAAAGGCTTGTCCTGCAATGATGAAATATACTCTAATCCCCTGTCATTAGGGAATAATCGTTTTTGTTCTTCGTTTGTATATCTTAGAGATTTACTTCTTTGCAGTATTATCATTCTACTTTCAGCACTTACATTTATAGTCAGGCTATTAGCTGAATCGTTGATGGTCATTATGTCCATAACACCAGAGAATAAAGTGTATGGATTTCCTGACGGCTGGAATGTTGTTTTATCAAGCACACCAATATAAATTATAATATCTTTGTTCTGATATTCTGCATCTAGTGCATAAGTCAGTATTGCCTGAGGGACTCCGGATATCGTTATATTAACTCCGGTTGCTTTTAGTTCTGCAGCTTCTTCTATTTGTGATATAGAAAGTAAGTCACCTGCACCAGTGTATGTGTTGCCACTGATTGTTATATCGCCATATCCTGACCAGATACGAAGTATATCTACTGCATTGAATGTTGCACTAATAGCAAAATATGGTACAACGCTCGAACTGCTAAACTGTGTCGAGATATTACTATCTATAGTTTTCATTCTTCAGTAGATTCTTGCGCATCTTCTGATTTCTTTGTCTTTCTTTTCTTCTTTGTTTCCGGTGCGGATAGTTCTGACTGCGCTTCTATTGCGCATCCAGCATCTATAAATCTGTTCGCTAAATTAGCAAGCCACGGTTGACTTGTTTCGATAATTTCACCGATATGGTAATTCTTCGTAGTGTTCCCATCAGGGTCACTGATACCGATTGAGTTCCTTATCATTATGACTGGCATATAATATCCTAAATAAAAACGGACAGGATTTTACACCTGTCCGTCTATTACTTACTTACGCGTTGTGGATAGTGAAAGCATTATCCGCAGTATGTCTAGCATGAGAGCGTACAACCATCACACCAATAGGCGTACCAGTTGCCATCGTACCAGTCTTAGTCAATACAGCACGAATATAACGCTTTATTCCAACATACCCTACTCGATAGATGATTCCAGTTGTGTCTGGATCGCCAGTACCAGAACCGTCAATCTTGTAGAATATTCCGCTTGCTGCAATAGTACCGTCAATGATATCAGCCTGTGTGCAAGCCGTATATGTTGAGTTGTCATCCGAGTGTTGGATAGCAATTTCAAAATACACAGAACCACTCAAGGTTACGCCTTCAGCACCAACATCGACAATCATGGTGGCAGAATTGTATCCAGAAAGGTCAACGCCCGTACCAGTAGTGTTAGCTGACGTTACTGCCGCCTTTAAGCTGATAGCAGGCGAAATGTTATTACTTAAATCAAACATAATTTTATCTCCAGATTATTATGCGTTAGCTAGGAACGTATGCTTGAATGGCTTCAGCCAGTACTACCTGACCACCTACACGCTTACGGGCAACATAACGAACATTGCCTGATGTAGCTTGTGTAAACGGATCACGCAGTATCGATAACTGAACCCTATCAACAATAGTATACGCTGCTCTAAAGTCACCGAACACAATACACTTGGCACTTGATGCAACGTCAGCCATATCAGGCATTTCAACGTACGGGTATCCAAGGATAGTATTAGGTGCGCCAGCAATGCCACTCATTCCGGGCTGGAACACATACTGACCAGCAGTATCTTTCAGCTTACGGATTGCGCCAAGT